GCAGGGGCATTGAGACGAGGAGGGCAGAAAGAAATTGGCATGGCAGCGTGGTCGGCACGACCGAAAGTGCCGTAACGAGCGTTGGCGGCGGCGAGCTCCCGAGTAGCCCGAGTGCGCGCACGACGAACAGAAGCGTCATAAGTATTTGACTTACCGACTTTGAGACCGGTAGGGCGACTAACATTGATAGTAACCTTGGACGACAAAAATTCGGCAGTAGTCGGCACGTGTTCGAGTGATGGTATGCCATCATCGTCGAGAGACACATGCGACACATAGATACCGAGCGTAGCATTTAGGTTCAAGAACTCGCCGGGTGCAGGGAAGGGAGATTGCCCACGCGTCCAGAGATAAGAAGCGATCGACGAGTCGGCTTTAAGGCGAGCTTCGACGGTACCGGTGGCGTCAGTACCACCAGGTTGCACAATACCCATAGGGTCCATCTGACGGATACGCACAGAGGAGAGTCCGTTCAACGAATTGCCAAGCCAGTGGTACAACATAGGCGTCGTGCGGGCCGAACGGACCTGGACCGCAAACGCAGAGGCGTAAGCGTCACAACTCCCGTAAGGTGAGATCGATTCAAACAAAGGGTGGGACACATCAGTGCCCACGTCGCCGAGAGAACAAGAGCCAGCGAGCCTGGCCCTCTCTGGGCAGAAAGAGATCGGCAGCAAAGATGTCGGTTCGATCCAGAAGAAGGGCGTAACCGAAGCAAATTTAAGGTGCCGGTTGTCACCCGGGATAGAGATGGCACAAGCGCTCAGATGGCGCGCAACGTGATGCTCACCACCGCCACAACCAAAGATCCGGCCTAAAACGCCAGCATAGTTGTTACCAAACTTATCCATGACAGAATTAATTTGAGACCTGTGACGAGCCACCATCGCGTCAGTCCCAGCTAGATTAGCGCCGGGGTCGACTTCGGGGTCAGACGCGGTAGTACCGTTAGACAAGAAAGGAAAGATAGATCCACGGAGTTCGACACAAGGATCAGCGAAAGCG